GCGGCGAGCCCATTATACCAGCTAAATTCACGTTTGTCCCACCCCGAGCTGCTTTATTATAGACGGGCTGCATCATAGCTGGCTTACGTTCACTAGCTGCCGCCAACTGCGCCAAACCAGCTAAACTTGACGCCATACCGTAGCCAGCTTGCGCTGGTGTTTTTGCGGTAGCTGCCGCTGCCGCAGGGACCTCCATTGGAGTAACGACTTCCCGCCCAGCAATTGTGTTGGCTATGGTCCCTAACCCATTGCGTGCAAGATAATTTAGTCCCGAACCAATTGACTCTAGAGCGCCGGGAGTTGCGGCTGGAGCTGCTGCAGGGCGAGCAGGCGGGACAGGGGCGGCCCCATCTGCTGTAGGGCGAGTTGGTGACGCTAAGGCCTGCGCCCCATCTAGAGGCGCGTTGTACCAGCGCATACCCTTCGCGACACCAGCAGGATTGGTGAATGCTGCCCACTCGCCCTTGAGCGAGCCGAGGATAGAAGGATTCATTCCAAACTTCTGTATATCGGAATAAATATCGCGACCAGTGACGTTCTTATATCTTTGCTCAGCGAGCCGAAGCGCCATCCTATCTTGATCAGCAGGGTAGAAAGAACCTCCGCCCATTCGCTTATATGTGTCGTAAACAATTTGGTAGCGCCCAGCCGCGCTGGACCTCTTGCCGCTTTTGGGTATGGTTTCGTAGATGCGCGGATGCTGCTCGTAGCCGCTGAATGCCGTGCCGCCGGACGGAGTGTAGCGAACATCGTAACGCCCAGCGCTCTCCGGACCAGCGATAGCGTTTAGAAGCCTTCTTTGTATTTCCGTCAAAGCCATCACACAACCACCTTCTGCTGGTCAACAGCATCATTAATGATGTTGATGCGGCGCATCACTTCCTCGCGCTGCTCATGCGGCAGGTTGTGGATACGCTCACGGTTGTCATCAAGGTACGCCGTGCAGTCCCAGCAATCGCGCCCCGTCTTCTCCCCCATCTTGTAGCCGGGAGCAAGCTCGGCACCTACAGACTTTAGGTACTCAAAAACCTCATATTCGGACCAATCTTGGATTGGCATGATGTATTCTACACCGTCAAAGACAGTCCCATCTCTCGCTGTCGATTTGCGACGATCTTTTATTCTCTGTCCCTTTATTGCCTTTTTTACGCCAAGATTGACAAGCCCGAGGTGCAACGGAACCCATACGTTTTCCGCACAACACTCAAGGTAAGAGCGCATAAGAGGACCGGTGTTGCCAGTAATTATTTTGCCAAGCTCTGTATTCTCAACAGGGACGACATCAACAGGCCATCCGTGTTTAGCAAGACTATCCGGTTGGTTAGACTTTAGGTGGATAAAGTTTGGCAGCTTAGCCTTCCATCCCTCCATGTACTCCATCATGTCGGGGTAAGTAGCTCCGGCATCCATCCAAACAACATAGATGTCATCCCATCTGTACCTATTAAGGTACAAACAGGTAAGACTATCCTTGCCGCCATTGAACAGAAGGGCTGTATCCATCATAAAGTTGCCAAAACTCCAAGAATTGTTGCAGCGCTAGAGGCCATGCCAAGACCGCTGGCGAGAGCGTTACCGCCGCTTCCGCTCGTCGTCTGTGTCTGCGTGCCGCCATACGGAGTTGCGCCAAGAGCTTGCAGCGGAATCTGCAACTGCTGGAGCGGGAATTGCTGGGCCTCTGTGTAGGCTTGCTTGGCAGCGTCAATCTCGGCCTGCTGCTGGGCTTGGATCATCGCGTTTGCGCCGATAGCGCCGGTAGCGCCCTGTAAGAACGCCTCCTGCCCAGCGCCAGCCAATGCACCAAGCGTCTGCGCACCGGTCGTACGGATGCCAGCGCCTTGCAGACCAGCCGCTTGATTGGACTGCTGTGCCTGCAAGAACCTCGCAAGGTCGCTCTGCGCCGCGCCCTGCGCCTGCGCAAAGTTCTGACTGTAGAGGTTTGCCGCCATATCCGCAGCCTGCTTCTGCGCAGCAGACCGCACAACACCTTCTTGGATGCCCTGCCGCGACCCACCAAAGGCCCGCGCACGAACAGCATCAGAGTAGGCTTGGTTGAGGTTCTGCTGCTTCTGCGTCTCTAGCGTCTGCAAAGACCGGTCAATCACGTTCTGCGTGTATGGATTCATATACGGAGAAAGGTCAGTCTGAGCGAGCGAGCCGGGGGTAATCTGCTGCGGCTGATATTGGCCGGACCTAGCAGCCTGCGTCTGAGCTAGAGCATAAGCTGGCTGCGCCATAGCGTAGTTGTTTGACAAAGCGCCGATAGCTGAGATTTGCCCCGGCGTCATCGTCGCAACGCGCTGGCCCTCATACGGCCCCGGCATCTGCGAAGAGATGTCATAGGCGGCTGCTAGGTTGCGGCGACCGGCCTCCTGCACCCACTCGGGGTACTCCGTCTTGTTGATTTGAGTAGTAGTTCCACCGCCCATAGCTAAGTCCTTTAAGCAACATCAAGCGTGTGGACGACCCACCGCTTCTTCCAACCATCGGTAGCTACTTTTTCCCAGCCCATTCTACCGCACGCTTGTATGAATTTACAGCCATTTTCTCGAGCAAACTGCACGATCCGTGGCTGCAACTCTTTCAGTTCGTCCATATTGCCAGCCGCCAAGAAGATGCTGAGATAGCGCTTCTGCGGGGCCGACAGTATTTCGGTGACGCATACGCTCTCACCGTTCTCGAACATCTGTAGCCGCCCTTCCGTTAGCAGCTTAACCATATCATCAAAGGTGTGGGTATCGCCACCCTTTTTTAAAGCCTTCTTAATCTTGCGTACAATCTTGTCCTTGCTCATCAGACAGTCGGGGCTCCAGTTTGTCCAAGAGGAACGGAAGTCGTGACAAGGTTGCCGGAGTTGTCAACAGTCACCTTCCAAACGCTGTTATTCGGGGCTAAGAGCAATATGCTCTGAACGGCTTGATTGCGCGTAACAGTCAGCTCAATCGTCTGCTCCAACAGCGTAAAGGCATACTGGAATGTGTCGCGCTGGTATTGCTCGGGAGGTGGTGGAAGCGTTACTCTCATCGCCCTCCCCCTGCCGTCATCTCAAGGCGCATTTCACCTATAGACCACTCCGCATCTTCCGTTGCTGCTATCTTCACACGAAAATCGCGCCCAGTCACACGCATGTCGGTGTACCCGTTAGAACGCGGTGTGTAAGGACCGGATGTCGTTTCTGTTCCCTCCGGCGTAAATGCAGAGAAGAACGTCAACTGCGTGCTGTCGTAGCCGTAGCCGCTGTCTGTTATGGCCTGCCTAACGTGAGAAATAGTATTGCCGTTCTGAATGTTCAGAGAACCACTCTCTGCGTAGCGAGATGTGGTTATAGGGACGCCAGCATCTGTCCAGCCGCTTTCATGCTCGTATATGTAATTCTGCGGGCCGGAGGCAAATGGATACTGAAACACACCAGCACCGCAAGCTGCGGTCCTCGTCATCTCCCCGACTGACCACCAGTCCTCAGCGTAGCTATATACGACATATCTGTTGGGGTATTCGCTACCTTGCGATGGATACCAAAACCATGCCTCGGGGAAAATGTTGTTCTCGGAGCCGTGCGTCCACAGCTGGGCAGTCGTGGGGTCCAAGTCCTCAAAGACGTAGGAGCCGACCGTGCAGGGCATTGGCCGCACAGTACCGCCATCGTACATCCAAAACGACTCGCGACCCATCCAGTAGCAACGCCCAGCGGATGTGGCGAAGGCTCGCGGGGCGACAAGCCCGCAGCCGAAGCCAATCCGCTCAATAGAGTAGATATACGGCAAGCCTATGTAGCGCATCAGCCACGCTTCATCTTCCGTGAAGATCAGCGTGCCTTCGCGAACGGGAGCTGCCATGACAATCTTGTTCTGCGTGTCAAGGTCAAGATAGCCAGCAGTATTTGTAGTGCTGGCAAAATCCCAGTCCGTGTAGTCCTCAGAAGAAGACCATGCCACGCGGCGGTTATTGCCATCAGCACCGATAAGAACGCAGTGGCGCTCGGGCGTTACAACAACACCGCGATTGTTGGTTGGTATGTCAAAAATGGTGACAATACCGCCAGTTCCGGTTGCATCCGGCCCTGCGTCTGAAAAGGTGAATGTTTCTTCAGTAGGCACAGAAACAACGGTCCAAGTGCCGTTAAACGTTGATTCGGTATTGCCGCTGATTGTTACATCGTTCCCCGGCGTAATGCCGTGATGATGAGCTGTCGTTACCGTCACCACATTAGCAACGCGCTGGGCGCTAATGATTTCCGCCTCGTCAACGGGGTGCGCGTAGTCTTCACCAACACCCCAGTGCAGCAAACGACCATCAGATGATGCCACAGCAAGGATGTCACCACCCCAGTTATCTATCGTCCAAGAGAATGTAGGGAGGAATGACTGGGTAGGCGGGCGCGGGTATGTCCCATCCGTGTCGTACCCATAGTATGTATAGCCATAATTATATGTTCCGTAAGCACCGGTCGCGCCCACATCTGCGCCTACAAAGTCGAGCGGCGTTACGTCCGTATAGGTAGAGCCATCCAAGATGTAGAGCTTATTTTCGCACCCTATCGCGCAATACGCCCCGCCATCGGTTCCCGTCCACGGGAACATGGCGCGAACAGGGCTGGCGAGAGGCGTCTGCGTGATGCGCTGCCACCCGCCAACCGGCAGCAGCTTGCCGGAGCGCCACCGCACAAGGTTAGCGTCCCAATAGCGCCCTTTCGTCTGCAAGGGCGTTGCGAGCTTTACTACCCCCGGAGGTATGCTGACGGGAGACAATGGCATTATTTAACTCCACAAAAACCATTGCGACGGGCATTGTTTACCTTGACCTCAACAATGGTGTCTGTCGTGTCTTTAGAGGACCAACTAATTGGCTTCCACACGTCGCACGCTGTGCTAATCCCGCCGATAGCCGTCACTCTCGCGCACCCGCTTAGGGTCACGGCTGACAGCATCACCAGCAGTAATGGCAGCTTTAGTCCGGTTGATAGCCTCGGCATTGGCTTCTTCCTTAATCTTGCGCTTTGCGTCTGATCTACCTTTACCATAAATCGTCAAAATTGCCACCACTATCCCGCCGATAGCAGCAGCCATTCTGCCTATTGGAGACAGAAGCCAGCTAATCATCAGTGCCTCACAAGGAGTATGGCAAGCACGCCAAGCACAAGCATAGCATTAATTGCTTCGCCCATAGAGATCGCGATACCAGTATTCATTACGCAGCCTCCTCGTTTAGGCGCTGCTTGCGCCAGTACCAAATGCCAGCCGCCGCGATTGCCACGACAATGAACGCGATGACGGCAGGACGCCCAAGAGCCTCAGAGAGGCCGCTTATGATACCACCAGCTTGCTGCACCGCTGGGATAACCTCTTGCGCCGCAGCAATGGCCCCAGCGCCGCCTGCCACCGCTGCTGCGCCTGCCTCTTTGGACTGCGTGATCTTCTTGCTGGGTGTTGGGGTATCCGGTGTAGAGCGCGTTTCGCTCTCCGATTCAGCGCCCAAGCGCTGCCACATTTCTGCCTCTGCGCGGCGACGGCGCACAAGCCCCGGCAGTACCTTTCCGCCGCCCCGCGTCCACTTCATCAGCTCGGCGGGAACGTCTTCAAAGCGCTTGGCGTTGACGCGCTTCAGAAGTGTGGATTTCTTTAGATTGCCGAGCCCGCAGTTAAAGGCAAAGCTGACAAGAACATCAAACTGGTTTTGGTCTAAATCAACCTTAACAAGACTCGTAACACCGCGCTCAAAGCGCTCAAGGTCGGACCTTAGTATCTCATGCGCGACACCGTTGGTAATCTCCATGCCGCGCACAACTGCCGGGTCCCCTGCTGCTGATGTGTGGCCGTAGCCTATTGTCAGTACACCAGCCGGACAGACATACGCCTTAGAGCGGAAGCCCTCAAACTCCTTTATCAGTCGTAATCCGGCTTCACTTGTCTTCATATCCAAGCCACCTTTGCACGGTCTTGGTTTCGTAGATGCGCAACGCTGTCCATACAATCGTAAACACAGCAGCGATACTAGGCAGTAGGTTCACAAGCGTCCCCGTCACAACGAAAAGAGACGCTGCATCCCCTACAAACTTCCCAGCTTCGTCTTTCATAGCCATCTTTCAGCTAGAGTTAAGGAGCGTCCGGCCAAGTCACGTCCCACGGGAAGTTTGGCTGTTCTGTAATGTCGCGAAGCGCCTGTCGGTAGTCTATCCATACCTGCGGAAGTTGGATGCTAAGTCCGTCGCTGCTAGCGTCTACTGCCTTGAGCGTCACCCAATCGCAGTCAGCCAGTTTCTTGTCGCGTTCTGCGCGGATAGACTTGGCCTGCTCCTCATCCTTGTTGGCTTTGTATGCAGCTTCCTGCTGCGCTGCCGTCAAGACTGTGCCGTCCTCTTGAGTTACGTCAGAGAAGATGGGGCCAAGTACATACTTAGTGTACCACTTGCCGTTGATTTCTTCGATGCCCTGCCGCACCGAATACTGATAGCGGTCGCCACCAGTAGCCTGAGGTCCCTCAAAGATTGGGTCGATGCCAAGGTCATTGCAAATCGTTTCGTCCCAAACACGGGGGAGCGAAGTGTTTGCGTGCATCTGCCGGACAGCACCTTGACTTTTGATCTCTCCGGTTGATCTGATGCGATAGTCACCCATTTGCATAACTCCTTATGCGATTGCTAAAAAGATGTACGATCCACCGTTGGCGTTGATTCCCGCTGGCGCTGTACTGCTAATTTCAAATCCCGCGCTGTAGGTATCAACGTAGTCAGTGCTGGTCACTTCAGCGGCTGTGCTGTTGATCAGTAGGTAAGGATCGTTACCAGCCACGATGCCACGAGCAGAGTCCCACACATACCAGTCGCCAGTGCTGTCGGTGCGCTTGATAAGCACGAACCTAGCGCCGCCGGAGAACCCGCAGTCTATCTGATTGGTGGTTCCGGTGCCAGTGTAGGAGCCGACTTTGGATACGCCGGGGAGGGTGGCGAATAGGTAGGCGACGTAGTTGTTACCAGATGCGTTTGTCCCACCATACGTACCAACTTTGAAATATGTACTTGTGTGCGCTGCATCAGAGCCAAACGCAAAGTCGTTAAACTGCGTAGCTTGGTTTGTTATAAAAACCATATTTACGCCCAATGCTGTGTGATTTACACACCATTGCTGTGATCCGGGGGCAACCGGGCCCGACCTTGCCTTAACGATAATCATCTCAGGAGCAACGCCTAAGTTATGATTTACTGTGGTGGCAGAACCCGTCCCCGTATAGCACACCACATCAAAGAAGCCGGGAGCGCGGCGGAAAGCATTGGTGTAAT